TCAAGCAGGCCGCGCGGCGTGATGCAGGCAACGATCAGTTCGGCATAGGGTCTGCCCGTGAGGGTGTCTATGTCGTGTTTTACTCCGCATTTAGCGGGTATAACGCAAGCAACAGCCCGATCATCAGCAGGCGCAGCGATTTTTATGGGTATGTTCGTTCGTGTCGTATCTTGGCGCAGCTTAATCCTGGCACGTCGGCCGGACAGCTTGCCGATGCTCGCGCGTTTTTGGAGGTGTATAAAAAATGATGGGCTTCATCATCGCGGCGGCCGTGTTCATCACGGCCGCCTGCGCCGTTCTCAATCATCGGTTCAATGCAGAGTGCGAGCGGGATAACGCTATGCGGGCCTATTGGCGTGCCAAACAGCGCTATTATACCAATAAGCAGGGTAGGGCATAAAGCCCTACCTTTTTTATTGCCTGTTATCGATAATGCGTTATCGATACGCGGTTATCTATTCGCGGTTTAGGTGGAGATGATCTGGTACCAGAACATACATTGCCGATCTGGTCGATTGCCGTTTATGGTTGTTAGGTGGCAGCCACCTATTAAAAAGGCTTGACACAATCGCCACAAACGGCTATAATAGGGGTACGGTTATGGGGCAGGCTACTCTATGACCGTCGCATACCAGATCATACATTGACGATCTGGTACCAGATCACACATTACCTGCTGGCGTTGGAACACGCCCGCGCCCGCGTGCGCCCGCACACGTCTCACGCTACACACCCGTACGCACGCATACGCGCGGGGCGAGCTGGAAGCTGCGAACGCCGTGGCGAGCTGGAAGCGAGCTGGAAATTTGACACCAGCTGGAAAATGTGCTATAATAAAGCTGTAATAAAAGAGAGGAGCTGCTACAATGACCCGTCAAGACTTGATTGAACATGCCGCCTACATTATCACGGAAGCGCCCGAATTGAAGGATGCCCGTGAAGCACTGTATAACTTCTATAGAGAACATTATAGTCTCTATTATGCAGGATCCCCAATTTCAACTTTAGTTATCTCATGTGTTCAACGATACTATTGGTATATTGATATACATGTATCCAAGGACGATATTGAGTTTCATCTTTGGGGTGATGAAGAATTGTTCCGACTCAATGAAATGCTATTTGAATCTTACGCACAAAACAAATAAGAAAAACCTTTCGGGAATACATAATTCCCGAAATATCACGTCTTAGGTGGCAACCACCTAATATTTTCTCTTGACATATTTCATTTTCTATGCTAAAATAATCCCGTAATCAAAACAAAGGAGTTGACTTTCATGAATTTCAACAATCGTCAAGACCTTATCAACGATATCCGCGAATGGGCAACCAATGACGAAATTTCTTACCGCAATTGGATTCGACCCACAATTTTACTTTCGGCAGGACAGGATCGCAGCTATTACGACAGAATGGACGAATGGCAGAAAACCGTCCCTGTTATCGCGGCACGCTATTTCTCTTGTATGGGCCTGCCCATGAGTATCAATCAAGTTGAATTGGTTCTCACCGATGAAGATGTGGAAGATTTGGCTAATGGTTTGTATGATGACTATGAAGAAGAATTTGAAGAAACGCGCGCACGATACCACCCCGACCGCTATCCCGACGATGTAGAACGATTTGGAATTGGAACGGGCGAATAATCGCCCTCCAGCAGAATTAGGTGGTGGCCACCTAATCTACCCCGTTGACAATTTCATTTTGGTTTGCTATAATATTCTTGCAAATTAGAAAGGAGTTGTCAATTATGAGAACCAACCTCCACCACGGGGAATTTCTACTACGTTCCGAATTGATAGAACTGGCCGCAATCGCGACTATTTCATTTCACGCGGCTTCACGTTTTGCCGAAAGAACAGACAAAGCGCTTTCCCCCGAAAGTCTGCGCAATTACATTGTTCATTCGCGTATGGCATTCTTTCAAGCGGATGGCCGCATTATTCTCATGGGAGACAATACAAGTGAGTATTTCATTTTTGAACAGAATGGAACGTGTCTCACATTTGTCAAGTCTACGGACGCACAAAACGCACTGTCTCACCAACTTATGAAAGCAATGAATGGAGGAAAAAATTCTTATGGCAACCTTTATTGATGGAGATGGCTTTTCTCATTCTCTGAACACTGCCCAAATAGATGAACTCAAATTGAAACTGCGGGCGGCCGGTTATGATTTTGCTTGTTATGAAACGGACTATATCCCCGGTCTGAAACTCGAATGTATTTGTGATAAGAATGGCCGCGAAATTGATGGCGATTTTATTCTAAATATTGATTCGATGGGGCGCGAGCATGGACTACTTGAAGCAGGTTTTGGTTTTGGTATTCGTGAACATCGTCATGATGATGTTCTTGGTTATCTCACAGCAGATGATGCATTTGATCTGGTTGAAGGCACATTCTGGGACAAGCAAGGAATTGGGAAGCGGGCATAATAATGCCCCTCCAGCAGTTTAGGTGGAAGCCACCTAATTTCATTCTGTTGACAATTTCATTTTGATATGGTAAAATATTTGCGTAAAGAACCGGAAAGGAAGGTGTCCCCGAAATGAAGCAATTTCATTTTTGTTGCGTAAATTGTAGCGACTGTAATCTTGCCTTGAACATCGTGCAGGAAAGTATTCCCTGTTTTGTGCAGGTAGAAGATTATACTCACACCAAAGCGTATTTCAAGGTTAGAATTGTAGCGCGGGTAGAGGATGAAAAGTTTATTAGGGAACAGTTGGGATACTTTATTGTGGAGGGTTGAGAAGAATGATTGAAGTGAATGAAGAAAGATTATATCAAATACTTTGTCAGTTGGTTGCGAATGATAGTCTTTGCGGCTATCCTTGTCCAGTACGGGAAGAATGCGATACAAAACGTATATTTATGACAGACAAAGATTGCGTCAAACTTATTATGGAATATTTGCGCGGTTGCTAACGCGGCCGCCCGCGTGATATTAGGTGGCAACCACCTAAGAATCGTCCGTGGGATTAATAATCCCACGGGCAATAGATCGGCAAAACCTCTCCGGTCTCAATGTTGATCACCATGCGATCCTTTACGCACTGTTTTACCATCTGATAACTAATCATCGGCGCATACTCACGCAAGAACCAGCTAATTTGACGGCGCGTAGTCTTGCTATACAGCCCCGTGCAATCCAGCCAACCAGCGCGATCAATCTTGATCACCAGCGTATCATAGGAGAACATGCGCACGCCCCGTTCGTCGACAGTAATACAGCACTGGGCACAAGGATGGTTTTTCAGCGTAATAATCATAGAATCAACCTCTTTCATTCGGGGTGCTACCCCTTGATTACGTATATAGTATACACCCCTTTTATCATTCTGTCAATAACAATTATTAGGTGGTAGCCACCTAATATAATTACCCGTCATTAGACGGGCGGCAGGATAATTTCCCCTGTCTCAATATTGATTTCCGCGCAATCGATTACGCACTGTTTTACCATTTGATAACTAATCATTGGGGCATACTCACGCAAAAACCAACCGATTTGACGGCGGGTGGTCGGGCTATACGTGCCGGTGCAACGCAGCCAACCGGATTTATCAATATAAATCACCAGCGTTTTGTAGCTATAAAAATGGATGCCTACATTGGGATCAATGGAGACGTAGCACTGGGCGTAGGGGTGGTTTTTGAGAGAACTAATCATAATTTCAACCTCTTTCATTCGGGACTCTGTCCCTTGATTACGAGAATAGTATACATCAAAATCGCGTTTATGTCAATAGAAAATCTTAGGTGGCGACCACCTAAACCTTTTTCTTGACATCGCGGGCAGGGTATGTTATAATTCATACGTGCCTAAGAAAGAAAGGAGACTGAAATCATGGCAACCCCCAAGAAAACCGCCGACCGCAACGCCGCACGCGCGCAAGAGTTCCAAAAACTGTTCAACCTGTATAAGTCTCAGGACTATGACGCACGACTGACCAGCGGCAACACTTTCATGTATCCCTTTGTGATGAACGGGGAAGAATTTTACGCAGAAGTAAAGCTCTCTATCCCCACGGGAAGCCGCGAAGATGGCAAGGGCTATGATGGCTATGAAGCTGCTACCAATTACGAAATCATTCAGAAGGAAAACGCACTCAAGGCAAAGAAACGGGCAGATGAAAAAAAGCGTGTAGCCGAAGAAAAGGAGCGCCGCCGCGCAGATGTAGCGGCCCGCAAGGCCGCGGAAGCGGCCAAGCGACAGGAAATCAAAGAAGAATTGCTCAAGTATTCTGAAAAGGACAATTTGAAAACAGAATGAAATACTATCGCGTTTTGTGCCAAAGAGGGCACGTTGGCACGAAACGCAGTAGCACTATAACATTCTTCTTTGAAGCCGAAAACGCACTTTCCGCAATGGAAAAAGGCCGCAAAATGCCGGGAGTAAAGCACGGAAAATTACCGCTTGAGTGTAAAGAAATTACCGCCGCAGAATATATGCGGAATCTACAACGCAATGCCTATGAAGCCGCTTTTGCCAAATAAGGCAAAAGCATAGACTTAGGTGGAGGCCACCTAATATTCCTTCTTGACATATTTTAGTGTTTATGATATACTACAGTTGTCCCTAAAGAGAGAAAGGAGTTAGAAAAATGTGCCAATTGAAGTCGTGTTTGGTATTGAAAGACCGAGTATTCTGCCCAGATTATAATAGTCATCAGCAGATGTTAGAGGAACTTGGTATTGAAGATGATTATCTACACGCCAGCAAAACCTTTGTGCGGGTGGAGTTTACACCGCCGGACAATACAAAATCGCTGATAGAACCGCTGATAGAACCGCTGGACAGGTGGACGCTCGAGGTGGATCAGGATATAGTGCCCGAGTGGTGGGACGAAAAGGCTGACCGTCAGCGCGTGGAAGAAGCCGTTGAAATATGGCGCAAGGGACACGTTTTTACAGAGGGTAAACATATCGTTAAAACTGAAAAGGTTTACGCCTATGGCGATGCCGAGATACAAGTCTACAACGACGCTACGGTGACAGCCTTCGACCGCGCCGTAGTGAAAGCCTACAGCAACGCCAAAGTTTACGCTTTCGGCAAAACTACGGTAGAAACCGTCAGTAATGCTCCGGTAGAAGCCTATGACGATGCCACGGTGAAAGCCTATGGCAACGCCAAGGTGGAAGCCTCCGACCGCGCCATAGTGAAAGCCTACAGCAACACCACAGTGATAGCCTACGACAGCGCCAAGGTGGAAGCCTACAACAGCGTCACGGTGGACGCCTACGGCAGAGCCACGGTGAAAGCCTTCGACAGAGCCATAGTAAAAGCCCACAACAGCGCTACGGTGGAAGCCTTCAATAGAGCCATGGCGATTTATTCCGAAGAAAGAAAGATCATCTATCCTACAGGATGGACGGTAGAAACGCACGAATAATAATTACGCCCAGCATTTTATACTGGGCACTTCTATCTTAGGTGGATGCCACCTAATTCGCAAGACTTGACTTCCTCCAGCAGATGTGCTATAATAAGTGCGTAATCAAGAGAAGGAGTTGACCTCATGCGAATTATCTTCGATTTAGATGGCACTATTGCGAATCTCTACGGTTTCCCCAACTGGCTTGAGCGCATTCGTGCGCATGATGCTTCACCCTATCGAGAAGCTAAACCCATGTGGGATATGAAGCGACTTACGGCGGCAATTCGTAAAGCTCAGGCCGCAGGAATTTCATTTTCTGTTGTGTCGTGGCTAAGTAAAGAGCCGCATAAAGTGTTTGATCACGATACTCGCGTAGCCAAAAGAGAATGGCTTGACCAATTTGATTTTCCGTCTGACGAAATTCATCTTGTCAAGTATGGCACGCCTAAGAGCAGATATCGCGCCCCCAATGAGAGAAATGTTCTCATTGACGATAACGCAGAAGTGCGGGCGCAGTTTAGTAAATTCAATAACTGTTCTGCTATTGACCCCGCTAAGGTAGATATTGTAGAATGGTTGGAAAGGTTGGTGGCCGACTAACGTCGGCCTCCTCCGGATTAGGTGAGCGCCACCTAATACTTTTCCCTTGACAATTTTATCCCTTTGTGCTATACTATGGGTGTTCCAAGAGAGAAAGGAACAGAAAGGAAGAAACCGCTATGAAGAAAGTCGTTGCTGTGTTGCTGATTGTTGCTACCTTGTGCCTACCTTTGTGCGGCATTGCTGATACCAGAGATGTTGTCAACAAGATGTTCGATCTAACCGATGAATGGATTAGCACGGGCAAGAATGATTTTGTAGAAGATATGATCGTTATGGTATGGATGAAGGAAGCAGATTGCTTTGCCTTTGCCTACGATGGTGAAAACTATCTCTACAATGACCACAATGCTGAATTGCTTATGGCTACTTGTCTGGCGGCCGCCGTTGCGGATGATGATCTTGTATATGGTGTTGATTGGATTTTTAGTGTAAACACGGACGTTTACACCGAGCGTCAGACTAAACTGTATGTGCTTTCTCTTGCCGCCAAGTATCTGAATTGAAGGGAGACAAAAGTATGATTGAACGTGTATCCTATATCGCCGATGATGGCACTGCTTTTGAAGATGAAGATGAATGCTTGGAATATGAGCGCACCCTTATGCTCAAGAAGTATGAACGCGATATTCATATGTGGAACTGTGAATTCCAGCCTATTCCCATCACTGATTCTCAAGCCCTTGACAAGGTTTACTATCTGACCTGCGACACCGCGGAAGCAGTAGAGGTTATGTACAATTGGTTTGAAGATATGGGATATTTCAGTCCATTTGAAGGCGATAAAAGTTTCGCCGAGATGGCCGGCCGTCATTACTATTATCAGGATAACGATGAATGGTATGAAGCGGATGACCTTATTGAAAAGGTGAGCGGAATGATGAAAATCTTCGGGGTGTAATACACCCCACTTCGACTTGGTTAGGTGGAAGCCACCTAATACTTTTTCTTGACAAAACCTTCAGCATATGATAATATATCATTGTTCTAAGGAACAAGAAAGGAAGGAAAACTATGAAAAAGAAACTGATTCTCATTACTGTCCTACTTGTCGCCGCGTGTCTGTGTCTCACCGGTTGTAGCGAACCTGAGCCTAATGCTTCCCAACAAGACATTAACATTACCAAGGAAAATGCTCAGAATCTCGCTTCTTCTCAATCTACCCCTACCGATATTGAATACAGTCTTGAACGATACAATCTTATTCGGCGGGCGTATTGGGTGAATGGTATGCGGGAGCGCGCGAACAGTTTGCCTTGTGAGATCGAAAAACCTTTGGGATATATTGTGTTGTTCAGTGGAAACGCCGTTGTGGGCAGGTTTATAGTAGATGGAAAGGTTTCCAGTTTGAATAGCTTTCTTACGCCCAGTATAGAAGAGAAGAAAGTTCATGGATATGAACTTATTATTTCTTCTGAACTTGCCGATGTTGATGGCTCCTACGGTGAAAATGATACTGGTATTTTCTTCTTCACTCCCGATGGAAAGTATGTAGAATGGTCTGGCGATTATCTCTACAGCGATATTCCCTTCACGGTCGATACTCCTGTTGTTCAGTATGAGGTGAAGTAAAATGAATAAAGAAATGACTTCTATCCTTTGTTGTGTGCTTGCTCTGATTCTTCTGTTTGGTGTTGGATACGCTATCTCACCGTCTATGCGAGAAGTGGTAAATGGTGTAAAGCACGATGTTCAAAAGGCCGACGACCGCACCAATTATGAAACTATCAAGAAAGTTGAAGATACTTGCCGCGCTATGGTTGCCAGTTATGAAGCAGATAAACTAACCTATGAACAATATAAAAATAGCACGAACAAAGAAAAAACCGAATGGGCAGAACAAGCAAAAATGCGAGCAAACAAGACTGCCGCGAGTTACAACAATTACATTTTGAAAAATAATTATGTTTGGTCTGGCAATGTGCCGAAAGACATTTACACGAAACTGGAATACATTAAGGGAGAGTAATCTCCCTTTTCTCGTAAAAGAGTTTAGGTGGTGGCCACCTAATATCTTTTCTTGACAAAACCTCCAGCATATGTTATACTATCCACGTAATAAAGAAAGGAGAGCAATCTTATGTTCCTCATCTTCATCCTCGGTATCCTCGTTCTCATTGGTGGCATCATCGCGGGCTTCTGTATGGAAAACCACGGCTGGTCTGCGGCGGGCGCAGTTGTGTGCGTCATTCTGGTGATTGTGTCTTGTATTTCCTCAGTGCCTACGGGTTATACGGGCATTCTGACCACTTTCGGCGCAGTAGCAGATACTACCCTTCCCAATGGTCTGAATTGGCATGCTCCGTGGCAGAAGGTAGTGGCTGTTTCCAATAAGGAACAGACCTTCACGGAAACCAACCTTGCGTTTTCTGCTGACCTTCAGGAAGTAAAATATACCTATACCGTCAAGTATAGTCTGGCCGCGGAAAATACGCCCACGATCTATCGTGAGATTGGTTCTAACTACTTCAACGTTCTTATCAAGCCGCAGGTAAACAACGCAATCAAGACTCAGCTTGGTTTGTCCAAGGCAGAACTGATGACCACCCAGCGTGTAGCCATTCAGAATGAAATCAACAATGCTATGCGCTCCTATGCTTCTGTCTATGGTATCTCCATTCAGGTTTTCCTTGATGACTTTGACTTTACCGACCTCTACACTGACGCGATTGAAGCCAAGCAGGTAGCCGAACAGGAAGCACTGCGCGATAAAACCCAGCAGCAGATGGAAACGGAACGTGCTTCCCAGCAGGCCGAGCGCGCCCGCATTCAGGCAGAAAGCGCGGCTGAGGTAGCCAAGATTCAGGCGCAGAGCGACTATGAGGTTGCCCAGTTAGAAGCCGACGCGATAGCCTATCGCGGCCAGAAGGAAGCAGAAGCCAAGGCGGCTATGGCAGAAGTTATGACGGATACTCTAATCGATTATGAGTATGCTTCTCGTTGGGATGGTGTTCTGCCTAAGTATATGGGCGGGGATAGCACTCCGATTATGGACATGAGGGGAGAGTAATCTCCCCTTGTTTTTTGAGAAGAAGTTTAGGTGGAAGCCACCTAATGTTTTCTATTGACAGACTGGCCGCGTTGGTGTATACTATGGATGTAAAAAAGAAAAGGAGGAATTGTAATGTATTTGATGTATAATGGTTATGGTGTCTTTTTGGGAGTGATTACAGAAAGTCTTGGGTATGATATTTTCAAAGAAAACTCGGACTATTGCTTTATAGAAATTCCTAAATCTCTCGATTATGACGAAGAAACAGACGAATGGAAATTGCCGCCCGCCAGCCTCAGAGTATTCCAATTGAAAGAAGGAATCGTCATGACCAAACTTGAAACCAAATACTCCAAGGGTGAGTAATCACCCTTCCTCGTCTTAGGTGGCACCCACCTAACAAAACTCCCGTATTTTCCTCAAAAACTTTTTCAAAACCTATTGACATCTGCGCCCGCCTGTGCTATAATAAGGGTGTTCCAAGAGGGAATAAAAAGAAAAAGAAAAGAGGAAAACAAAAATGACTAACGCTTTCTCTACCCGCCGCCAGAACAAGGACAAGACCGAAGATCTGCGCCGTTCTATTCAGCATGTGCTTGATGAAATGGCCAGTCTGCGTGATGATTCTGAAAGTCGCTATAATGAGTATATCTACCAGTTGAAGAAGATTCTTCCTATCAAAGAAGAACTCTCCCTTCCCGCTGGAGTTATCGCCGCCCGCCTGTCTGATGATGAAGATGAGCAACGTTCTATTCGTGCCAGTCTGCGCGGCCTTGCCCGAGGTGCGGAACATAGGCAGTATATAGACAGTTTCTCCGCCCTGCCCGCTCTGAAAACCAGCCGGCGCACTACTACTCGCCACTTTGCGGAACTAGATGACGAAGGTTGCGCCATTCGCCGGTGGGACGTGGAAAAGACTGCCACTACCTACTACCTCGACTACCTCGATAAGAAGGGCTAATGCCCTTCCTACAGGCTTAGGTGGAGGCCACCTAAGATATCTCTCTTGACAATTCTTTTTACCTATGTTATAATCTCTTCGTAAAGGAGATGAAACTATGTATTTTGGATACGCAGTATCAGGGCTAAAAGACAATGTATTTCAAGTTAGCGATGAAGGAATGCCTGCTAATTTATACTTTTACATTGCTCTCTTATATGATTATAACACTCGTTCACGCTATCTTAAAATAGGGACGGCCAAAAAATTATCTCACCGCTATGACTTGAAATCTCCCATAGCCAAAAAATACCGCCTTTATGGTAATCATAACTATACTCATGTGCGCATTCTCTCGGCTGTCTCAGTAGAAAAAGACAAAGCGTATTCCATGGAAAATGAAGCCCGTGAAGTCATAAAGAAAATGAAGGGTTTTGTATATATTCCTAATGATAGATTTCGCTATTTCCTTCTGCCGCAAACTATCGAATTGCCAGAGAATGAATTTACATTTGTGCTTGATAAGAATGAATATGGAGAGAAATATAAAATCTACGGGAGATTTGCGTAAAACCTCCCATCGGTATTAGGTGTCCACCACCTAACAAATCTTTCCATTTTTCTAAAAATTTTTTCTTCAAACATATTGACAAAATTCAATTTTTCTGCTATACTATATACGTAATCAAGAGAACAACAGGTTGGCCAACCTGCTCTTGGTTGCCGGAAGAAACCGCCGTAAAAGGAGGAATTCACTGGTAGCTCAACTGGGAGAGCGACCCCTGAGTGCGGGGGAAGGCTATGGGTTCGAGTCCCATCCAACTGAATGAATCTAGGTTAGTATCTCGCGGCCGCCCGATTGAGCATTATGTTGGCGGCGGCAAAGGCAAGGGTTTATGCTCAACCCTCATTATGCCAATGGCGGTCTGAGGTAGCCGCATTTCCGCACGCTCAAGCGGGATATAAATGAGACGGTTTAGCCTGTTTCCGTGAAACTGCTCTGCTGGTCGCGGCTCCAGGATAAACTGCCGCATTCTGCGCGACTGATCTATCGGTATGAGGATAGGTGTCTTATAAACACTTCGGGGTAGTTCAACTCTACCGTCGCGCACCACCATTGGCACGAGATTTTTCTCGTGCCTTTTATATATATTAGGTGGGAGCCACCTAACGTAAAAAGGGAGATTAGTTTTCTCCCTTAGCTTTTATTTTATATTTCTTGCGTGAATTATCCTTTATTTCTTCGCATTCTTCACAAGAAAATTCCACGTCATCCCAATCAATACTATCAAGCACAATATCTTGCGCTTCAACTTCATCTTCTGCTTCTACACAGCGTTTTACATAACCACTAATTTCAATACTCACACGATACTTTTTCATACTATCTCCGCTTTTTCAATTTCCCAATCATAGGCATCATCCAGATCGACCATATCACAGGCCGCTTCAATTGCTTCCTCTCCATTCCGCGCAACTACGGAAACCTTTGCCCAAGCCCTAATCTCTACTTCCACGGTGTATTCTTTCATTCATCATCATCCTCCACTTCCGCCGCATCGATCTCCCAATCGTAAACATCATCTAAATCTACCACATCATATGCCTTGGCTACGGCTTCTTCTTCGTCCTGCGCAATTACAATAACCTTCGCCCAAGCCGACAGTGCGACTTCTACCAAATATTCTTTCATTTTTTCTTCCTCTCTTTCTGTTCCCTTTGGAACAATGATAGTATAACACAACCGCATCCCAATGTCAACATAAAATGTTAGGTGGCGACCACCTAACAAAAGTTCCCGATTTTTCAAAATTTTTTTCTTCAAACCTATTGACCTTTTTCAAAAAATGTGCTATACTTATATCGTCCTCAAGAGAGAGGAACAAAGATTCGGGAAGGAAAACCCAAGCCAAACCCATGTAGGAAAGGAACACTATGGCTACTATCAATGAGATCATGGAACTGCTGACCAGCACTTTCTCTGACGCTACCATGGTTCGCACGAACAAGACGAACTGCCTTGCCATTCCCACCGACATTATCGAGAACGGCATGCCCAAGTATATCAAGGTACAGCTGGGTTCGTTCGCGACCAAGGCCACCAAGACTCATGAAGCGTTCGACTTTGACGCCGCCCGCGCGGATTATGAACAGTGGGCGAAGGAAGCCGCTGAGCGCGCGAACAAGCCCAAGGGCGATAATTCCAAGAAAACCGAAAGCGCTGAGCGCACCCGCGTCCGCACCGATAAGATTCGCGCCTACATCGCCGCGAACGATATCGAGAATGCCACCGCGACCGATGTGTGCAACGCCGTGTTCGCGGATGACCCCGACACCAAGCCGATGATGGTCGGCACTATTCTGAACAAGATGGTCGAAGCGGGCATGCTGGACGTGGAAACCGTCAAGGGCAAGAAAACCTACACCAAGGCGTGATTCTTGAGGGCAGGGAGCAATCCCTGCCCTTTTCCCTAACGAGTTTTAGGTGGACGGCACCTAAGAATCAGCCTTGCTTTTTTGCGACTTCTGTGTTATACTTTATTCGCAATCAAGAAAGGAAGGTGCTAATAATGAGCGATATTTCTATCTACAAAGGTAAAATCAAATTTGAAGGTGAACCCCTAAAATGCGGCTTGGCCTATTTGGATATCAATAAAAATGTGTGGGTAGTAAATGAGAAAGAACGCAAAACCGCACCAGCAGGAATTAGAAAAGTGATTGATGAAGTGCACAAAAGCGGACGGCAAGTCTCATACCGTCTTGCGTTAATCCTGGGGTTTTTAAACCAGTGGGCTATAACAGAATTTATAAATGGAGACGCACTACTAAAATTAGACAAGTTTGCTTCTATCGTAGACCCAGAAAATTGCTATATTGTTCCGATCAATAGTTATTTCAATTACTATGATGTTTTTTCTGTCTTGCGTCGAATTGCTTTCCCTATAATAGCAGAAGCTAAGCGAAATAACCCTACTTTTTCTCCCTATCAAATTCTACAGGAAGCAGAAGAATTAGCCGAAAAAAAAAGAACAAGAATCTTTTTTCCAGAAAATAGCTTCCTACACAACGAACTCCGCTACAATAACCTGTATGACCGCCTTGCTCGATTATTTCAAAATACGCAGGCTGCCTATTTCTATGTCTGAAATAGTTATTGCCACATATTGGTATGAGCACGGTGCAGAAGATATCTATAAAGATTGCGAACCCTCTTCAGACCCTAATTCACTAAAAGATTGGCAATATAATCTTGTAGAGCATTTAGCAGAACTCATTCAAAAAGCCCGCGAAATGGGTTATACCCTGAAAAAAGAGCCTTTTACTTTAGCCTGCCGCAACATTCAGCAGAATTATTATATTTGGAAAGAAAAAGATACCAATCTCCATTTTGCCGCGCACAATGAACATCCTGCCCTCCATTTCTCCGCTTGCGGCCTTACGACTATAGTGCCAACTACGGTTCAAGAAATGGTAGAGGAAGCCGACCAACAGGATAACTGCGTTAATCGTATTTACACGCAAGAAGTAGCAAACGGCAGAACGCATATTATATTTGTGCGGAAAGAGGACAACTTGAATAGTAGCTATATCACTTGTGAAGTAAACAATAAGGGCGAAGTGAAGCAGTACCTCCGCACCTATAATGAAGAACCAGCGAAAGAAGATATTCCTTTCCTAAAGGCTTTCCAACAGCACCTTGCCGCACATTGGAAAGATAAACAATAATCCTCGGGGCATAGCCCGCCCCGACTAAATTAGGTGGACGCCACCTAATACTTGGGGTTGACATTTGCGGCCAAAGGGTGTATAATAGGGACGTAATGAAAGGGAGGTATGATCTATGAGTCGCGTGGATAAATACGAACGTAGAGCAAACATCGTCAACGCTATCGGCAATATTATTATTGCCCTAATGATTTTCATTCTCGTGTCTACCATTGTGCTTGGCCTTATCTTCTACGAAGATCCCATGACCCAGTATAACAATGGTATTCACGCAGATGATGGCGGCAGATGGACATATGACGGCTTTATGATTTCCAAGAACCGTTCCCGCTATAGTTATCATTGTGATATCTGCGGCCGCAGTATTGTATTAAATGAATGGAGGAAATGAGATTATGCTTTCTTACTTTGTGATTGAAAAAGAGAACCAAGTTATCAGCGAAGAAAACCACTTCTTCTTTGTAAACGACTACGGAAGAACGGAATTAGAAAATCCGCCGCAAAACGGCTACCCTGCTTATTATAAGCAAATAAGCGGCAATCCTGCTTGTGAGTGTGATAAGGCAATGTATATCGACTTCTTGGAACAAGGCGTGCGCGCCATAAAAGAACAATTGAAAAGTTTCCAGAGAAAACTTGATAAAGAACTTAGCCGCTAACGCGGCTTTTCCTTGCTTTAGGTGGCGACCACCTAAAGTTTTATACCCTCTTCCAACTATATCCTCCAGCATAAGGACGTTCGCCATTTAGCACTTTAGAAATGTTAGGACGAGCAACTTCTAAGGCGCGACTTGCTTCTGCTACGCTATTCCATTCGCCAACCTTGTTTCCCTCTTTATCATAAGCGGCCACGCGGGTGGCCAAATATTGTCCGGCAGAACGTTTGATGCGTTCCTTGCCATCTATACCGCAGTCATTTAGACGCTTGGAAACTGTTTCAGTTCTCTTGCCTACTATCTCCGCAATCTCTCCTGTAGTTTTGCCTTCATTCCACAATTGAAGAATCTTTTCGTCTAATTCTTTTTGCTCTCGTTGCTTTTCTTCTCGTATTTGCTTGCGATTTACCCGTGGCGCAATCGTTTTATTAGTAGGAGCATTAGACAAAACAGTATATTGAGAGAAGTCTATCGTTTCATTAGGCAATAATAACCAAGACCAAAAGAAACCTTTATAACTTACTTTATTTCGAATTGCCTTAGCCAGAGTGTTCATCTTTCCATGAACACTTTTGGCCGCTTCATCCGTAGAAAGAAAGGTGGCAAGCGGTTCTCCTTGAAAACTATATTGAATACAAGCGTTCTTCTGTGCTCGCGCGGTTGTTTCTTCTTTAGAAATACCATATAAAGCCAAACTTTCTAAAATTGTTTTCCTACAACGCCCCGTAATCTTTTGAATGTCTTTTATATGATATCCCCTTTGAAATAATTCAAAAATATAATCGTGATCTTGTCGTGGATGAGAAGTTTGACCACCCTCGGCTAAATTATAGCCATGCGCTTGGTTGGTAGAACCCAATAGATTTATATAATACTCTTCCCAATAATCAGCTTCTTCATGCGTCAAGTTGTCTTTGAGAATATCAACTTTAAAATTCTCAAGACCATACTTCTGAATTGCCTTGTAAAAATAAGGACACTGCTGATAATTGATACCATCCTTTCCTGCTCTCGCTTTTATTGATTGCCCAGTCTGTCCGATATATATCTTACCACTGGGTGATGTATAACAGTATACTTTATACATATTATCCCTCCAAGTTTTTTCTCTATTATATCATAAAATTTGAAAAGAGTCAAATTTTGAATTAGGTGGCGACCACCTAATTTCTGTATCTTGACAAGCGTTTTCTTTTATGATATACTTTTTACGAAATCAAATGAAAGGAATTGATGCGCATGAATTATCTCGTATTAGACTCTGAGGCCACTTCGCTCGACCGCCCGTATTGTTATAACCTTGGCTACACCATAATTTCACCCGAGGGTGAAACACTCACTAACCGCGACTTTGTCATAACTCAAATTTGGGATAATCTCCCGCTGTTCGCTTCCGCATATTACGCGGATAAACGCCCTATTTACGTAAAGGCAATGCGTGCCCGCAAGGCGGAGAAAATCAAGTGGGGCTATGCTATGCAGGAAATGAAAAGAGACATTAAAAAATTCAATGTATCTTCCTGCTATGCCTACAATTCCCCATTTGATGATAAAGTGATTCAATTCAACTGCGATTGGTTTCATACTCAGAACGCTATTGAAACAATTCCCATTTTTGACATTCGCGGCTATGCCCATCATTTTATCTGTAATGATGAATATTTCACTTTTTGTGAACGGAATCAGCGTTTTACCGATTCGGGCAATTACTCCACTACCGCCGAAACGATGTTTCAGTATATCACGCAGAATCCCGATTTTATCGAAGATCATACCGCGCTTTCAGATAGTCTAATTGAAGCCCAAATTTTACTGAAATGTATTGCGGCAGGTGCTTCCCCTGCCACGGAGTATGAAGTTATCCGAACGTTCCCCCGTATTACGCAAACGCCATTCAAAATCAAGGTAGACGGACAAATTATCTATGACGGCGAATACATTCGTAAATATATTCGAAACAATGTATATTCATTCACCACCATAAACAAGGGGCGATAACGCGCCCCGCCTTTGGTTTTAGGTGGACGCCACCTAAAACAAAATTTGACATTTCCTAATTTTTGTGCTATAATATTCCCGTAAATGAAACGAGGTGAGATTATGGCAGAACGTGGCTATCAAGCAGAGTTTATGAAGCAACATCAAAAACAGTCTGCTTTTACTTCTATTATGAAACGCATTCGCCCTGCTTTGCCCGCAAACGCCACCCTTATTGACGGCGGCTTTGCTGTTCCAACAGGTATAATCAATGACTTGGACGGTAAAGAAATTTGGGCAGAAATTATTATCACTGTCAAGCCCACTGCCGATTCTGCTAACCAAAAAGCATATGACCCTGCGGCCGCCCATCAAGCATATATCAATAAAATCTCCGAGCAGGCCGCACGAACGACCGCCCGCAAACTACGACGGGCACAAAAGCAAGAAGATGAACGCAAAGCAATCCGCGACCGAGTGCGGCAAGCCCGCATCATTAGCAAGTATGTCAAAGAAGAAATGCCTGTAAACACTCCGTTTCTTGCGTCAGACTTCTATCACATATTAGAAGAACTTCCTCCTGCTAACAACCCATGGGAAATGAACGCAGTTCTCAATCTTGTGATGGAAGAACAAATGCCCAACTTCTCTTGTTATATTCGAGAGGGAAAGAAAAGGTATATCAAAAATGAAGAATGAAGTTTATGGTTGTGAAAAAGTTTTAGCCCATCGCCCCAGTTGGGTCTGGTTAGAGGACTATAACTGCGGCGGCTATGCCCTTCGCACTTTCGATTGGGTAGGGTTTCGTTTCCCGCACTCCCGCGATAATGCTTCCCAGCAGGTAGACGCAATTTGCGCGGCCTTGCCTGAATGGGAGCGTTGCGACTGCCCGCAGAAGTTTGATATCAAACATTATGATTATGTGGCGTTTCGTTGGGGAGAGCGCAAGGGATGGAACGATTATCATTTCTTGAGATTGTGGAGAAATGGCACTTGGCACGGTAAAGAGGGGGACGGAGAAATTTATCGTGTGAAAGATGTTTTTGAACCTTGGGTAAGAAGCGATGGGGAAATTTACGGAGAAGAAATCTTCTTCTTGAGAAGAAAAAGAAAAACGAAGGGCGTGTAATGCGCCCTTTTTTATTTTAGGTGGAGGCCACCTAAAACGTAGGGGAGGATGTTATCCTCCGTAATCTTCTTTTGTCCACAAAATTTGTTCCTCTAAAGTCCACGACATAAGCGACCAATGAGTTGTTTCTTCCAACAGATCAGACACAACGTCAACTATCTGGCCTTCTTTTGACCAAACCTTCATTAGTTCGCCTACTGTTCTATATTTACCCGCGCGGTGATAATCATTGGATACCACAAAAGAATTTTCATCAACATGCTGTTCTCCTATCAGCATTTTCGCCGCTGTCCAAGGAGAATCAACCAAAGCATAAAAATCCTCATAGTGATGAAGAACATACACGCTTGCCATAATGTTCATTGTCCCCCTCATAATCGTCTCTATCATACACGTTTTTGATAACCAGATAGAGGTCTAAGAAAGACCATCCATCTCTATGTGTTAGAGCCTGGACAATAAACTCTACCCTCTCTTCTGCCGGTAAAGCCCCAACGTATCTTATAGCAACTTTACCCTTTCCATTGCCTTTATAGGCTAGCGTTTCTTTTGTAATCATGCCATTTTCTATCAGCATTTTCGCGGCAATAGTTGCGCTCTCAGCAAGGCCATACAATTCCCAATTTTCAGAAGAATCTTCCCGATAGAAAATCACACAAACCGGATTACGCATTCTTCTTCCCTTCCTTTCGCGAATAGTATAGCATAAAACATCTTTCTTGTCAACCCACAACTTTTAGGTGGAAGCCACCTAACACCCTTGGCCGCTCATTCAAGCGGCCGAGGACAACGGGAAACAACATATTCTTCAATTGAACAATCAGGAATCCAGTATTCGCGCAACTGTCTGCGCAGAGCTTTCACCAGAAAAGTTTCAACATCCAGTCTACATTTTTCGGCGGCCTTCCGCACAGAGGTATAACCCAAACAGCGTCGCCCCTCTTCGTCATACTCGACCATTCCTTCATCATTCAGATTGAGATAATTTGTCTGGACTAATCGGCGGGCGGCTTCCCTATCGGAAGCCGCAATTCCCACAAGTTCGCTACCCGCATAAGCAACCCAAACAGTTTTATTTTCCATACCTATCACCCAATCCATTCAACCTGTTCAAGCCATACAGCCCAGTTGAAATTATCTTCTTCAATGTCATCGTTCAGCAACTTTACCAGTGCTTCACGGGGAGAACAACCAAGATATTCCGCGACCCTCACCATAGACCACTTTTCCCATTCGTGCGTTTCCATGTTGTAAGTCTCAACAAGAGGTTCATCATCCAGTCGGGCATATCCGTGTTCAAGCAACCAATTGATAGCAATTTCCTGAGTAGAAGCAACAAGGTCAGATTCTTCTCCAATGTGAACCAGCCAAGCGTTAGCCATAGTGTAGTCCTCTCTTTCTTACTTCAAGTTATAATCATTATCTACCAAAAACTCGTTCCAGTTCGAGCCATACCAGAAGATTCATGCCAAAGCCTTCTTTAGCGATGAAGCCATAGATTCCTTACTAATACTTTGGTTAGGAATCCAAAATGCATCTTGTTCAAATTGATCATCATACAGCAAAGCAATGAGCGTATCTTCCAAAGACTTATCCAGCTTAGCCGCAATCTCACGCACGGTATACTTCGGTTCTTCTTCTCCCCAGTCGCACACAATGCGACTATCAACGCCCTTCCAGCGGCCATAATGACGAACAACATCTACCAGAGACTTACCAACAATTACCGAGCGATTTTCATCAACGAATACGAACATTTTCTGTTCCTCTCTTTCTGCTCTCTCTTGAGAACACCGTAAGTATACCATAGAAACGAAGAAAAGTCAAGAAGAAAACCTTAGGTGGCAACCACCTAACCTCCCTTCCATTCCTTCCCACGCACACCTTCCCGCGTATCCTTTTCCCGCAATCCCGCGCCTTCCAGATTTTTCCACCCCTTCCATTTTCTTTCACTTTCCATTTTTGACAACCGCCAAATTTTATGATATACTATATATACAAAGTGAGGAGAAAACAGACATCCATCCACTTCTCCCGCTCTGTGCCCACGCATAGGTATCTAAGGTCTATAAGCTGGATAAGCTGGAACCGGCGGCCGCAGGCCGCCACAAGCTGGAAGGAGCCACAAATGTTTGATTGCCACTGTGATGTATATGTTTTCCGCGATCGCATTCTTGTGTCAGATTACGACGCAGCTGATGAAATTTTTTCTGAATGTGCCCGAGTAGAAGATGGTCATCAGGCTTATGTGAAGGTTATCTTTCAACCTTCCGCTCTTACCGACTACGCCACCGCAAGACATATGCGTGATTGGGACTGCTCCATAGACGCTTCTTATCTCCCTGAGTGGTGGCGCCCTGCTCTTTGCCGTGCTCGCGCGGCCGCACGTGCGGAACTTTGGCGGCAGGCCCGCGTTTTCACAAAAGGTTCAACTCAGGTTTGTCCTACGCAATCCCAAGGTCATACCTACTTTGTGTTTGGTGAGGCCGAAGTAGAGGGTTTCAGCCATTGTGTTGTTCATGCCTATGGTGAATCTAAGGTAATGGCTGGAAAGTGGTGCCAAGTCTACGCACATGATTGCTCTACCGTGGCGGCCGCAGATAACTCTTATGTAGAACTCCGCGATGGTTCTGCAGGCTCTATCCTGAATGGCCGCATGGATATGTGCTCTTCTGATTATGGAGAATACCAAGGTTTCAGTTTTGGTTATGTTTATGGTAGCGGCCTAACGCATGTCCTCGATAGTTCTTATGTAGCTGTCTATGGAGAAGAATCAAATGTTATCGCAAAAGACAAATCCATTGTTAATTGTCATAAGGGCTCTGTTGAAGCACATGATTCTGCTATCATAATTGATGAAAGCCCCAACATCGAGAACCAAACTAGCCACGCCCAAAGAATTTTACGCCCCTAAAAATTTGACTTTTCCCAAAAAATCTGATATACTATATACACAAGATGAGGAAAGGAAACTCATCCCTTCCTTCCGTCATCTTCAAATATGAGAAGGCAAACTCAACAAACCGATGGTGCGGCCGTAAGGCCGCAACCGGCCACCGTTAGGTGGCCAAGGAGAAAAACATTATGACTACTAAGACCCGTGATATGCTGCGTTCCTCTGTTCTGGAAACCCTGCTGAAGACCTTCCCCGGCTCTCAGATTGTAAAGGGCGGTATGGCTTTCATTAGCGACCAGATCGATGAGGATACTGGTGTGCCTCTGGCTGTCGTGCTGAGCATCACTGTGCCCCTGACTGCCGACACCGCTCGTTCCAAGGCTTTCGACTTTGATGCGGCTGTTGCCGAAGCGAAGAATGCTCCCGGCCGTCGTGTGGCTGATCCCGTGAAGAAGGCTGAGAAGGAAGCGAAGGCTGCTGAGTCTAAGGCTCGTGAGCGCAAGAACCTTGCGGCCCTGACTGAGTGGATTGAAAAGGGTGGCCTGGGCGAAGGTATGACCCCCGGCACCGTTCATAGCCACGCGGCCGAAATCGGTCTGGACGTTGCCACTCCTATGATGACCGGTAGCCTGCTGAAGAAGCTGGCAGAAGCTGGTGTTGTAGTGAAGGGCCGCGACGCCGAGAACAAGCACAACTGGTTCACCCGCGCGTAAGCACGAGCGGGACGCCGAATCCGGGACGCCGTAAGGCGGCCCAGTGCCCGACCAGCGTTGAAGATGATGGCCTGATGGCCGTCAGAAGAGCGTGTATGGAGAAATCCATACACGTTTTTTTGTGTGCCTAACGGCACACGGGAAATGCGGCGTTGCCAAATTTGGATACCACCTATTCCATAAATGGAAGGGCCGCATTTCATTTTCTTTTCCAAAATTTTCCAGGGCCGTAATTTCATTTTTGATTTCAGCACGAATCCATACCCAGTGTTTTATTTTAGTTTACGCACGAAACCCAGCCCAAACAAAAAGAGCGACTTTCGTCGCTCTTATATCCAGTCTTCCCAATTAGGATCATCTTCATCCATTGGAATCATTTCACATTCTTCTTCGGTAATTGGTGGACGTTTCCGCACCAGTTCTTCATATTCTTTTTGCGGCATATATAAAACATCAAAATTTACAACTAATTCATTAGTTTGACGATTATATTCCAATAAACAATGCTCAATCAAATATTTTCTTGCGTTATAATAAACTGATTTAGTTATTTGTAGAAACTCTAACATATACAACTGAACAACCGCGAAAGAACCAGTAGTATTTTGAACAGCCAAAAACAAAAGAATTTGACGAGCCGCCCCTTGTTTATTGGGAATTTTTTCATTGATCTTTTTCCATAACAAACGCGGGACCGCGTTGTATTCACCTGGCCTAAATCCCTTCTTCTTATTGTATCCAGGCACCCATTCCCCTCGAGCTTTCAGTCTCGGTGCTTGGCGGTGATATTCTTGTTTCATAAATTTGTTCTCCTTTAGTTAGATTCACTTCGCCGTGCCGCCTGTAAGCTCCTTCCAGTCCTTCAGCAATTCTGGGGTCTGGACAAATAAATATGTATCAAAGTTTGGATACTTCCAATTTGGAACTGTTCTCCAGACTATGTGCCCTTTGCGTTGTAGCTCTAAAGCAATACGACGAGAATAAACAGCAATTACATTTGGCTGCGACATAGTTTCCTCCTTACTTTTTATTCTCCAGAATAAAAGCATATTCTAAAGGATCTGGCGTTAGTTTCTGTAAATGATTGGTTGCCAACTCTAACAATTGAGGCACCTTTACAGTTGTTTTGCCAGGTATCTCCCAAGAAGCCGCACGAAAACGGATTAGACCTTCGCGGGCTAACCAACACAACATTCTACGATACCCTTTTTTACGATTCAGGTTAGGGCAACAATTTTTTCCTTCAATCTCATTTTCTATTTTTTGTAAAGAGAAATTGATACCAGAAAATTGTCGCAATGTTTTTACCTTATCCATTTTATATAAAAAGAGATAAAGTTTTAGCATTCCTTTTTCTTTTGTCTGGACTATTTCATCAATAATGGCTCCATCAATAAAGCCCCAGCTAATTGCGGCGTGTGGATCAGAAAACATAATATACTGATCTTTTTCTTCATCTAATTCAATAAAACCAGTATCTACAATTTCTAAAAACTCAGCACAAACTTCTTCCGGCTCTAAGTTCATAAATTGTCCGTAGAGAACGAAAAAAGTATCCATATCTGCGGCATCAAGATAATAATATTTTCCCTTATTATCCCACGCGGCCTAACAGAATAGATAACCATAAAAAATGTCGTCAATAGGCGCTTGTAAAAACTCTTTTGTTAGTGGGAAGTATCCCCATTTGTCGGATGGCTTTAAAACCATACTTCGTTCTACCTCCTTTGTTTCAGGTTATCTTTATAGTAGCACAAAATTTGAATTTTGTCAAATTTTGGGCGCGATGGCGGGCTGTCGGTGAATGGGCTTCACTCTGGCCAGGGGTATCGTGGAATTTTTTTTATCGCATCTCAGGGGTCGTTTTACGCTACCCCTCCGGTCATAATTTTTAATGCTCAGAGGTATCGTGAAGTATGACACGTCAGGGGTATCGTGGAATTTTTAGAGGACGCGTGACGCTACCCCACCAGGGGTAGCGTGAAATTCACTCAGAGGTATCGTGACATATGACTATAATAGAAGAAGAATAAACGAAGTAGAATAGTCCAGAAAATAGACCGGCAGGGCCGGACTTCAAAAAAAATTTTTCAAAAAAATTTTCAAAACAAAATTCAAAAAAATTTTTTTCTTTTTCTCAATTCAATTTTCTGCCGCGGCCCCAGCAATAGAAGAACCGCCTCGTGAACAAGTAAAAATTGAAGAACAACCCCGGAAAAAACGCATACATTATGATTACGATGATTGGCTTGAGGGCTGAGGAGAGCAAACGCTCTCCTCTTTTTTTATACACGAATGAACTATGACAAAAACGTTAGTGCTCTTAGACAAAAACGTATACTTGGATAAAATTCTGTCCGACCGGACTTGACGAAATCGTCTATGAGCACTCGTGTGAAACGTCTTAGTTCATAAACGTTTTTGTATTAGGAGCACTAACGAAAAAATCTTAGTTCATAAACATTTTTGTCTACGTCCTCCTAATAGAATAAATAGATAAGAATAGTTCTCGAAGAGAACAATAGCCGGCCTGACGGCCGACTTCACGTCTGACAGGAATAGATGAATAAGAATTTGACACAAAAAAATTTTTTCTTTTCTCCCCACCCTCAATCTTCAAATAAATAATTCCATAAAATCATATAATAAAAATTTACACCTATCTAATAAATTTCCCTTCTAAAATCTCTTTCTAAACTTCTCTCATATCTCTATTCAACTCAAACAACTTTCCATCGCAAATCAAATTTTCAATTTTCAAAATTTTGTTTCAAAAAAGTGGTAAAATAACCCCCGCCCGCTACCCTATAGTAGGACCCTGGGA